CCGTAGACCACGTTGAGGCCCGGTTTTACCACTCTTTAGGTATAGGCGCAGACGTCCGTTACGGCGCAGCGTCCGGCTTTGTGGACGCAGCCCATCGATTTTTCTTCTATCGTGCTTATCCCGCCGGCCTTGTTTCCGAGGGAGGGGTTGGCATCCGCCGTCTGTCCGTATCTTTCGAGATAGGAATGCTGCCAGTTGATCAGATCGACCAGCTTGCCGAAGGTCTGTTCGTCGGCGGCGCGTTTCATGAGTTCTTTTTCCGCGCCGATTATTTCGGTTATCTCGGTGAGGGTGACCTTTGCGCCCTGCCTGCAGAGCTTTTCCGCGGTCGCGCCCAGAAGAGGGTTCGCCGTCAGCCCGGAGAACGCGTCGGAGGCCCCGCAGTGCAGAGCCGCGTGCAGATCGGAAACGGGGCAGGGCTGCCTGCGGTCGGCGGATACTTTTTCGTACAGCGCGTCGAGAAGCTCCTGAGCCTTTGCGTATTCGTCAGGCTCGTCCTGCAGCCTGATGAAGGCAAGCCGGTCTTCTTCAATGTCTTTGAGATACGGCTTCACCTTCTCGAAGGGAGTTATCTCGCAGCCCAGCTCTACGAAGAGCATGGCTCCGAAGTTCGGGTTCATTATCATGTCCGCAACGATGCGCAGGACCCTGATGATGTCGCTTCCGGCCGAGCCGCAGCCTCCGTCGTGGGGAAGAGGCATGAATCCGTCGAAGTTTCCGGTCTTCGGGTGCCGTCTGTTGGCAGCTTCGGCGAACTGCCTCAGGTGGGGGTTGGTGCAGAAGCTGCCTGAGATCACGCCGATGTAGTTTCGTACACCGACTTCGCCGCTCTTTCTTTTATAGCCGAGAAAACTCCTCGCAGACTTTCCCGGGAGCACGGAGCTTTCGTCATATTCGTATTTGTATTCATGCCTGTCGTCCGCTATCGATTCGAAATTGTGGGTGTGTACGTGCTCGCCTTTTTTGATGTCCGCGGCCGCCTTTCCTATGGGCGCCCCGTATTTGATTATCAGTTCTCCCTTTGCGATATCGCGCAGCGCCGCTTTGTGAGCCGCGGGTATGTCGTTCAGCAGAGTCAGGGAACTGCCGTCGGAGACCGTCGCGAGAGTCCCTTTTTTCAAAGGCTCGAAGGCTACCGTCAGCGTAGGCATAGCCACGCCCATAGGGTTTGCAGACAGATAGCTGTTAGCCTTTGCCCGAAGCAAATCTGCGGTAATCACGGTGCCGTAGTCAAAGGACTCCGTGAAATCCTTGATAAGGGTTTTATCCTGCACAAGTGTGCTGTCCGTTATCGGAAGAAGCACCTCCGGCAGCGTGATGACGGTTTCCGTTCCGTCTTCGGCGGTCTGCACCGCATAAGGGAGCATATCCGTGTAGACCTCGGTGTTGTCATTGTCATGCTCCATCGAGGTGAGGTTTTTGCCGTACTCAATCACCACACCCGTTTGCTGACCGCGTCCCTGATGATGTTTGACAAGGAAGTTGTCCCATTCAAACTCACCGCCCCACAGATCGAGAAACGAGCCTGCGGTGCCGCCGAGACAGGCACGGACGCTTTTCGGCTTGGACACCGAGAACGGTTTTGCCGCCGAGTAATCTGTCTGACAGGTGAAGTTGTGTTCGGTTGCCGTATTTGCAAAAAGCCTCTCCATCGCAAGGGACGGAGAGATGCTTTCCGATGACCACAGCAAAGCCGCAACATTGGACAGATCATAGGAGAGGTGCTGCGCATACACCGTGACGATGCCGTTCAGCGGAGTCGTTATGCGGTATATGCGGAACATCTGGTCGTTTGCGGTATCGTTGGGTTTTGCCTTAACGAGCCGCTCGGTCTTTATCTCCTCATAAAACTGTCCGTTTGTCGGATATTTGAAAACGCACTCAAAGGCACCGTTACGCTCCTCGGTTATCTCGCATGAGGTGCAGTCCCGGAGAACGCCGATGCCGAAGGATGTAAAAACGGTAGCGTCTGCTTTGAAAAGGATAGGAATCATAGCGTACACCACCTCGGTGTCACGGAAACGGAAGTCACACCGCCTGTAAAGACAAAGGTGTTCGTCCCGGACTCAAGTATTGGAAATCCATTCCCGGACACCTTGTCATTCTTCAGAACGGTCCCTTTGAAGCAGTTCATCTGCTCTGAGTCGATATCCACATACCCGTCAATGGACTGCAACTGCCATACCTTCAACGAGCCATTGGTAATGACGGTAAGCGAACCGCTGCCGCTTCCATTGACCCTTATAAGCGGCTTGCTTGAAAAGCCGTAGGGATTGGTAAGCGACTGCCCGGAAGTAGTAATGGTCACCACCGTCTGTCCGTCCGAGGAATATCTGAACGGCAGGCAGGAAAAGCTGACGGTAAACACACCGATGCGGTTCAGTTCGTCCTCGATATCGAGTTGGGAAGCAAACACCGCTTTACGGAAAAATGCCGTATCATAGGTGTCTGTGAGCGTGTGGTAGCTGTCCTGACTTGCGTACAGCCATCGCTTGATGGCGGTGATTTTCGCTGCAAGCTCGGATACCGTTTTCGCCGGGACAAACACAGAGTAAGTTATCTGCACATTGGGATACCGACCGCCGCCGACAATCAGATCGCCGTGGCGTCCGGGAATCTCCGCAAACTGCACATCATATTTCGGAGCGGAAAAGACATTCTTGCTTTCGATGCGAATGCCCATGTCGGCGGAGCTTGTGCCGTTGTAAATAAAGTAGTTCATGCGAACACCACTCCTTTCCGTTTTGCAAACTGACCGGCGGTGACCATGATCTCATTCGTGAGCTGCTCAATATCCTCGCCGGAGTAATTGTTGAAGTTCGTGATGTTGAGGATGATGGACATACCGCTCTGCACCGCGCCTTTTGCGGCGTTGGTGATTGCCGAGCCGATACTGCCGTTTACGCTGAAATCGGTCGGAAGCGCGGTCTGCATATCTTTTGCGAGTCCGTTCATCACATCGTCAATGTCCTCGCTCATAGCTTCGGCCGCCTTTACAGCCTCATCGCCGTTGTCTTCAATAGAGCCGGACAAGCCCTTGACGAGCATTTCGCCGACCCATGCCATCTCTTTTGACGGAGAGTGGATTCCGAAGAAATCGCAGATGCCGTCCCAGATGGAAGAAATCCAACCGCTGACCTTATTCCAAAGCCAAGAGGCAAGACCCTGAATACCGTCCCACAGACCTTTCACGAGATTTTTGCCGACCTCTGCCATTTTGCTGACACCTTTGCCGAGTGCCTCAACGATGCCAGTTATGATCTGCGGAACTGCTTTCACGATTTCGATAATGATAGTCGGCAGATTTTCAATGAGGGCAACAAACAGTTCCACGCCCGCAACGATGATCTTGTCGATGTTTCCTATGACTGCATCCACAATACCGCCGATGATTTCCGGGATAGCCGCCACGATAGTCGTGATGATCTGCGGCAGAGCCTTGATCAGCGAAATGAGGAGTTCAATGCCCGCCTCAATAATCTGCGGTATGGCATTCAGCACGGCATTGATGATGCCGTCTATGATTTCAGGAATCGCCTCTACAATCGTTGCGATAATTTCCGGCAGAGCCTCGACCAGAGAGGTCAGAAGCTGTATGCCGGTGTCGATGATCTGCGGAATGGCATCGAGGATGAAATTCACAATAGACATAATGACTTCCGGCAGAGCTTCAATAATAACGGGGATAGCGTCAAGAATTCCCTGTGCAAGCCCGGTCACGAGCTGCAATGCCGCATCCAGTATCATAGGAAGGCTGTCCACCAGACCTTGGACGATGGTGATGACCGCCTCGACCGCTGCCGGGATAAGCTGCGGAAGCGCCGCCGCTATGCCGGAAACGAGCGTTGTGATAAGCTGAACCGCCGCATCCACAAGAAGCGGCAGGTTTTCTATCAGCGTATTGACAATGGTCATGACCGCTTCGACCGCTGCCGGGATAAGGCTCGGCAACAGACTCAAAAGCGTAGTAAGCACCTGCGAGAACAATTCTGTGACCGTTTCGAGGAGCGTTGGAAGAAGGTCGGCGATAGCCTGAATCAAGGCTTCAACTACCGTAGGCAGAGCCTTGACGATGTTTTCAATAACCGGCGTGATGTTTTTCACGACTGTCTGAAAAGCATCCACCATATTTTCGCAGAGCATTTCCATATCCGCATCGGCATCACCGAAACCTACGATGAGGTTCTGAATTGCCGACTGCAGCGAACTGATAGAGCCGGAAATGGTAGCGTCCGCTTCTTTTGCGGTCGTTCCCGCGATATCCATCTCTTCTTGGATAACGTGGATAGCGGAAACGACATCGGCATAGGAGTCGATGTCGTAGTGAATGCCGGAGATGGCTTCCGCATCCGCAAGAAGGCGCTCCATCTCCGTTTTTGTACCGCCGTAGCCGAGCTTGAGGTTGTCGAGCATATTGAACTGACCTTTGCTGAACCCGGCATAAGCGTTCTTGATGCTCTCCATATCGGAACCCATCTTATTGGCATTGTCCGACATATCGGTGATTGCCATATCCGCATATTTTGCGGCTTTTTCCGTATCACCGCCGAGAGAAGAGATTAGGCTTGCGGAGAAACCCGTGACGGTTTCCATGTAGTCGTTTGCGGACATTCCCGCCGTCTTATACGCATTGGCGGCATACCTCTGCATCTCATTTGAGGAGTCCTTGAATAGAGTGTCGATGCCGCCGACAA